CGTCAGCTTGCAAGTCGTGACGGAATCCGACCTCGACAACCAAGCGAAGCAGACGCTGTACGCTGTGATGGAAGCCCGCGACAACGCGGCAATCGCCATCGACCGCGCAGAATCCTCAGGCGCTGTGGCTGTAGAAGCCAACCTGACCTCGCAAGAGGCACTGGCCAAAGCAGAGCAGGCGATTGTCACAGCTAACGCTGCTGACTCCAAGGCCGACAACGCAGTTATCGTAGCAGGCCAAGCAGACGACAAGTCCGACGCAGCGCTTATCGCCGCACAGAACGCTGAAGATCACGCAACGAACGTAGAAGTGCTGGCGCAGCAGGCCGCAGACGACGCGGCAGCGGCAGCCGCTCTGGCTGGTACGGCCAACACCAACGCAGCAACAGCTCTTAGCACTGCAAACGCCATTGACGCCAAGGCGCAGTCCGCTCTGGACGCTTCTGCTGACGCCGTAGTTGACGCAGCTAACGCACTCGCTGTAGCTACCGCAATTGACGCCAAGGCGCAGTCCGCTCTGGACGCTTCTGCTGCTGCAACCTCTACCGCGAACACCGCGAACAGCACTGCGAACGCCATTGACGCCAAGGCGCAGACAGCACTGGACAACTCAGCAGCGGCGGTCAGCACTGCTAACTCCGCCAACTCCAATGCAAACGGGCGGCAGCCGGGTGACGCAACACTTACCGCGCTTGCGGCTCTGGTGACTGCGGCAAACCAGTTGATTTACGCTACCGGCACCGACACTTTCGCCATGACTAGCCTGTCGCCGTACATGCGAGCACTCCTTGCGGAGACTACTGCCGCTGCTGCTAAGGCGAACATGAACGTGCTGGAAGTCGGCAAGGGTTACATCGACGGCTTCACGATGTTGTACACTGGGCGCCTGTCGTACACGATCACCGCTGGTAGTGCGTACATCCCGAGCACCGGGAAGGTCCTCACTATGGCAGCAGACAAGGTCGTCACCGGCTTGTCTGGTCTGGCTGCTAGCTCGTTCTACCACTTCTACCTGTACGACAATGCTGGTACTCCAGATATTGAAATGTCGTTGATTGAGCCTGTGCGATTCCACGGTACGGCGTATCAGAAAACTGCCGATCCTTCCCGTCGATACCTCGGCAGCATCCTGACCGGCAGTGGTTCCGCATTCTACGGATTCCGCCACGACCCGAAACAGGACACAGTGAACTACGTCGAGGCGCAGGCAGCCAACTCGCCGTTCACCCGGTACTCCGGCTTCTCTGGCACGTCTCCTACGTTTGTAAGCATGGCGGATATTCTGCCACGGGCTACTGCCACCCGAGCACTAGGAACTTCCAATGCTGGCCCGTATGGGACACTCGCAGTATTCGCTATCCCCGAGCAACTTGCCTCACCGTCGAACGCTAACTGGATCAACTTTGCGACGACTGGTCCTGTAGAGGTGCTTGTCTCCCGTCAGGCAGGCTTGCTTGGTACGTACTACGTGCAGTGCCAAGGCGTCGGAGGTTCCAGTATCTCGCTCTACGTTTACGGCTACAAATTCGAACGCTAATCCTTGAGGAACTATGATGGACACGACCACTGTTGACGTGGCAATGAGAAACGCCCCGCCTATCACGGTGGTCGGCATGGATTGGTTTATGAACTTCCCGGTAGACACGGCCCTTAAATGGGCCACCCTTGTCTGGATCGTTATTCAGGCAGGGTTCTACCTCCGGGACAAACTTCGGAGCAAATAACATGGCAGCATCTTCGGCCCGGTTGGGCTCCCTTCACGACCTGTTCACCCAATACTGGGAGGACCGGTTGGAGAAGTCAGCACTGGGTATGGAGGACGATGCGTGGATTCCATTCACGTCCGCCGACGCCGCTGTGCTGCGAGCATTCCTGAAAGACAACAACATCACCGCCGAACCCGGTGGCGATAAAGAGGTAGCCGCCCTCGGCGCCAAGCTGGAACGCGAGCTGAAAGGCTCTGGCGTCAGCAAGGCAGAGCTTGACGAGGTCATGCGTGACTTCCAAGAGACAATGGGTATCACTCACTAATGGCACAAGAACTGATCCGCACTGCGCGCCATGCGCAGTTGGAGCTGTTGCAAGAGCAGTACGAGCACTTCCTGCCATTCCTCGTGGCAGGTATGCGGTTCCTCGGCTTTAGCACAACTCCCGTCCAACAAGACATTGGATGCTTCCTTGAATTCGGCCCGAACGACCTGATGGTGCAGGCGCAGCGGTCCCAAGCGAAGTCTACTATCACCGCCATCTTCGCTGTGTGGTTCCTGATTAAGAACCCGCAGAACCGTATCCTGATTATCTCCGCTGGTGGGAAGCAGGCTAACGAAATCTCTACACTCGTGACCCGAATGATCCTGTCGTGGGACATCCTAGAATGTCTCCGCCCCGGCACTGACGACCGAACCTCTGTTGAGGCTTTCGACGTTCACCGTGACCTGAAGGGCATCGACAAATCGCCTTCTGTGGCGTGCATCGGTATCACTGGTAACTTGCAGGGCAAGCGTGCTGACCTGCTGATCGCTGACGACATCGAGTCCGCGAAGAACTCCCGCACCGCCCTGATGCGTGAACTGCTCCTGAACCTGCTGCGCGACTTCCCGTCGATCTGTGTGGGACGGGATGACACGCCGCCAAAGACCGTCTTCCTCGGTACACCGCAAACTGATGCGTCCGTATACAACACCCTGCCCGGTTCCGGGTACTGCGTGCGTGTATGGCCGGGCCGCTATCCGGGCGTCGGTGAGGATGAAGTATACGGCGACACGCTCGCACCGTTCATCCGCCGCAAGATGGAAGCTGATCCAAGCCTCCGTACCGGCTATGGCCCGACCGGTAAATCCGGCGCGCCAACTGACCCCGAACTGCTCGACGACCATGCTCTCTGCACCAAGGAGAACAAGCAGGGTCCGGCGTACTTCCAGCTCCAGCACATGCTCTGCACGATCCTCTCGGACGCCGCACGCTATCCGCTGAAGGCTGCACACGTCGTTGTCATGCGACTGGGTGAAACGCTCCCGCTGCACTTCGTCCGCACCACTGAGGCCACCGGGCTCCGTCCGTATCAGGTGGGCTCGATCAAGTTCCAGATGTCCACGACCTCGTTCGTCTCTCCAGAAATGGCGAAGCCGACAGGCCGGGTGCTGGCTATCGACCCCGCTGGTGGCGGTAAGAACGGCGACGAGACTGGTATCGCTGTAGTGGACCAGCTCTCCGGCAACCTGTTCGTGCGGTACGCTGGCGCTGTCAGAGGCGGCTACGACACCGACACGCTCCAACAGATCGTGGCACTGTGTAAGCGGTTCCACCCTGACACCATCATCATTGAAAAGAACATGGGTCACGGCGCCTTCACTCAGGTGCTGCTCCCGCTGCTTCGTGCAGCAGACGTGTACTGCGCTGTGCTGGACGTGTTCAACAGCGGCCAGAAAGAGCAACGCATCGCTGACACCATCGAGCCAGTCGCGGCCCGTGGCAGCCTTGTGTTCGACGAGGACGTGATCGCAGAAGACTGGGCCTCCACTCAGATTTACCCTGCGGACAAGCGCCAACTCTACACGATGGTTCACCAGTTCACCAAGCTGACTCGGGACCGTGGCGCACTCGCCAAGGATGACCGACTCGACGCTCTCGCAATGGCTATCGCATACTGGGTCAAGGCTCTCGGCCAAGACGCAGAGGTTGTGGCAGCAGCAGCGAAAGAGGCTGAGCTGATGAAGATGTTCAAAGATCCAATGCACTACGCACGCTGCACGCCTTACGGGCAGCACACAGGCTCCAAGTTCCCCTCCACTTTGAAGAAGAGACGCTAACATGCGCATCACTGACCTGCCATCCCTCGGTCCACACTCCCGCTCGCACCACATCCGCCGCGACGTGGCCCAAGTCCTGTCCCAGATCAGCACCGCTGCTTCCCGTGGCGCAGACCCTAGCACGCACGTAAAGGCATTCCGGGAATTCCTCGGAGCCTGTGCCAAAGAGCTGAAGGCTATCGAGAAGATCGAAGCCTCTCCGCTGTACGCCGTCGTCCCTGACGCGGTGGAACCAGAAGACAAGCAACTCTCCCTCGACGACATTTAAGGAATCATCATGCGCGCTACAACTCTGAAACAACCGGGTCGCTTCTCCAACGCTGAACGCCTTCGCGTAGAGGTCGCTGTTGCGATCTCCCACGTCGAGACTGCCAAGGCCAAGGGCGCAACCGGTGACGGTGCCCTGCTCTCGGCGTTCCTGTCCGACGCAGCCTCTAAGACCCCGAACGCTGTTGCTCCAACCGTCGGTGCTACACAGAAGATCGTGACCAACGGCGACACCGTCAACGTCGAGAACTCGGCAGGCGCACTGGACTCCCCGGCTACCGCCGTGGTCGCCGCTGGCGTCCTGACCGGTGTTAACTTGGCTGCGACCAAGACCATCCTCACCAACGCCCTGAAGTTCTCCGGCGTGACCATCACTGGCACCGGCACGTTCTTCACTCCGACCATCGTCAACGGTGTCCTCACCGGTGGCGTGCTCTCCAGCTCCTAAGAGGTTTCCACATGGCCGATCTTAAACGGTTGGCCCGTGTGGCTGTTGCAACACTGGCGATAAGCGCATCTGGCCTCGGCTTTATCTCGAAAGAGGAAGGCACGGTACAGCGAGTTTATTTGGACTCTATAGGACTCCCGACAGTTTGCACCGGACACATGGACCGCTCGATGAAGGTGGGCACTTTGTACTCGCCCGAGCAATGCGCAGAGCTGCTTCGCACGGACGTTAACTCCGCGAGCTACGCTGTACGCAAGTCAATCAAAGTCCCGCTATACCAATACGAATTCGACGCCCTCGTTAGCTTCTGCTTCAACGTAGGGAACGCGAACTGCACCACGAGCACGATGTTCAAGCTCATTAACCAAGGGTCGTACCACGATGCGGGTCTACAGTTTAGACGCTGGCGTTATGCTGGTGGTCGTGATTGTTCTGTGCGTTCTAATGATTGCTACGGCGTGTATCTCCGGCGCCAGAGCGAGACGAACCTCTGGAACGGGAGCTACAAATGAAAGCCCTTCTCATAAAGATTGCCGCTGCTCTGCTGCTCAGTCTTACTCTTGCAGGAATGGCTGTGGGCTTGTATGAGCAACGACAGTCCCTCAAGGCCACAAGGATACAGCTCGATGAACAAGCACTCGTTGTGCAGGGGCTCAGGCAGTCTCAGGCACGAATACAAACCTCGGTGGCGGCTGTGCGGCGTGTGTCGGACGATACGAACCGTCAGGTCCGTCAAGCTCTGGACAAGGAGCCTACCTTCCGGGATACTCCTGTGCCTCGTAGCGTCGCTGACGGGCTGTGTGGGCGCCTCCGCTGCGCTCCCTGATACGTCGGTAGCCTGCGTGCATCCAATCGTCTCCACCTCGACTGTGGGCGGCCTCGTGGAAGGTCTGACCTCCTACGCCGACGCCCTTGACACCTGCAACGCCCTGAACGGGCACTATGAACTGAAGGAATAGAATCATGGCTCAGACAATGCTTGACGAAGTAACCAGCAAACCAGTCTCTATGCGCTCGCGCCGTGGGCATCTGTTGGTCACTGAACAGAACTACCCAACCGCTCGTTCTTACCGCATGGCTATTGGAGTCGCGGCAGGAGAGCTTATCAAGTTCACCTTCGCTGCTCCGTTCGTTCTGACTACTCGTCGAGTAACTCTGATCGCAGCTCCGGCTGACACCGCCGTTGTGCTCACATCTTACGTTGCTGCGGACCTTACCGTTACGACTCCGGCAACTGAACCCGTGCGTGTGCATAACCGGGACATGGTTAACGGTGCCTTCACGACTACACTCGTGTTCCGTGGCGGTGCTGCTGAAGTCGATGACGATAACTTCTTGGATGAAGGCATCATTACCTCTAACCGCCCTGAAGATAACCTGATGTCTCCGCGTGAGTTACCGGCTGGTGATTACTACATCATTATCTCCGGTGAAGAAGGAGCTAGTGCCCTGCTTGCAATGGAGTGGGAAGAGTTAACGTCGGTGTAATGAAGCTGCGTACTAGGGTTTAGAGATAGACCTTAGTGCAGAGCCTCAGACCCAAATATGATATTCTTACGCGAGACGTCACCTAGGACGAAAACTGCCCGCGTGTCCCCCGTAGGGCTGTCCGTGGTCGTCGCCACCTTGCCCGCGCTGAGTTCTGCCTATCTGTCCATGTGCCACCTCCTGACCTGATTCGATAGAGCCATAGTGTCATAGGCCGGACAGGCTGTCAACGACTTTCTCGATAAACATTCTGGCACGGTTTGAGCTACGCGATAGCACGGCACGGTGCTCGATGTCAACACAGGCTAGAAGCTCCTGAGATCGCACAGGAGACGCGCTAGGATCGAGCCCTAATCAGCACACGGAATCATCGCTAGAACGCCTCAGGCGCATAATCAGGCTACAAAGGCACTCATAAGCAGCCAAGAGAGCGAGCGGGAGCGGGCGCAGTCTGTCTTATCGCCGTGTTTCTAATTGACGGCCTCTAGGTAAGAGATCAGCCGGACAGGTTTAAGTGCATCTGTCTAACGCAGAACCAAGCAACAACCATGCAGACCACACACAGACCAAATGACCAGACCAGAACCTCAGACCACAACACAGACGGTTGACACAGACGCACGACTATGATAACCGCACGTATGAACACAGGTTAATGATCGCACACGTACGCACGTAGCAAACATCATGCCAAAGGATAGCTATCGAGGATCAGACAATCTATCTAACAAAGGGTTGACGGATACCACACAAAGGAATAGAGTTCGCCCTGTCACAAGGCAACACGCTACACAGTCACTCCCGAGGTTAGAAACAAAGGCTTGACGGGAAGGGACACACGCTGTAGAGTTCGCAACATCAACAACGAGACAGGTTAGTAGCGTTAGGCGCGGCCCTCGGTAGTAGCAGGTAGGTCGAAAGGCTCAAAGCTTCTACGGTTGACAAGCAAGCAACATCGCTGTAGAGTACGCAACACAGCAACAAGTTAACCCGAGCGGATGTTACGAGTAAGGTTAGCGGTAAGAAACAAAGGCTTGACAGCAACACGAAACGCTGTAGAATAGGCCACACAGATTCAACGCTCTTTAGTGTCAAACGGTAAGTTTCAGCCGGGTAGTACGGAAAGCGTCTTGTCTTCGGATCGGTAGCTGACTGGAATCTAAGGAACGACGGGAGTAGCGGTGAACTACTCAGAGGCGCCTAAGAGATACGCCTCAGGTCATTACCCGCAGATGCGGTTGGCCGAATCCTTGCTTAGCGGCGGGTATATCACGAGACTCGAATGCAACCGAGTTCCCATGGAAATAACTGGGGCGGGCGAAAGCTCAGAGCTGGATCGAAAGGTCTTCAGCAATACTGATGGATACTGCGACTGGACGAATGAACAAGTCTGGTAAGCAACGCTAGGTAACACCGACCGGCAAGGTACTGAGATACCATTGTGGGATTGCCCGAGAGGGACGGAGCACTAAGACTAGCCAAGCTTGAACCTGAACAGCGCAGTATCAGGGACCGACCAATACCACGGTGGTTCCTTGAATCATCTGATGATCCGAATGACTGGACGCTCTGTTGCGCAGGTTACTAGGCCAGATGATTCAAGAAACTACCGAGGTGCATAACATGGCTAGACATAGCTCTGTATCACGAGCTGATCGTAAGGCTCAGCGAGCAGCTAAGCAGTTAGAGACTGAGCTGCAAAAGATCCCGGCTGTTAAGTCGGATCGTTGGCAGACTGGCGATAAGCTGTTAGCTCGTGCTCAACAACACTTCAAGCTGGTGGCTACGCTGCAAGCTGAGAACACAGTAACGTCGAGACGCAAGCTACGTGAACTGCGCGACGTGATGTACGATACTGATCCTGAGCCAACCTGTAAGGGAGCATGGGACGACGACGCTAAGAAAGGCTTGCCTAACAAGCGGGCTGTGATTGGCCGGGATGGTAAGCACCAACGCATCATGAAAGGGCAGACTGCCCGCAACAACCAAGCCAAGGGACTGTGAGCAACCCGCTCACTCCCGACCTAACTTCATACAAGGGACACAAGACATGACTTCCACTACTAAAGCTATCACTCTGCTGGTCGGCGACGCTGCAATCTCCAAGGCAATCGTAAGCATTCAGAAACGTGGCGCAGCACTGGACGCCTCTATCCAACTGGCCGGCGTGTCGATCCTCGATCACATTGACAAACACCACAACGTCACGCTGCTGGCTGACTTGTTCGCAGCACTGCCGAAGGGCGCACGCAAGAATGCCTTTGCTGAGTGGGCCATGGCATGCGGCAAGGTGATCCTCAACGAAGGCGCAGACCGTAAGTCCAAGCCCTTCCTGTACGCTGACAAGAAGACCACGTCCTTGGCGATGGCATGGGAAAAGCCTTGGTACGACTACAAGCCTGAAGCTGACCTGCTGACTTCGTTCGACGTGCAAGCTGCTGTCGCCAAGATCCTGAAGCAAGTCACCGCTGCACGTAAGGCCAACCCTGACGTGGTTATCAAGGGCGCTGAGCTGCTGGACGGCCTGACTACCATGTCCAAGCAAGCGGTGGCTCTGCTGGACGACGATGCCAAGCTGGCCCTGCCGTTGGTATGACCGGGCTGCTAACTCGTCCCATCCTCGCTTACACGGGCTGCCTCGCGGCCCTTCTGATTCTCTGGAGTCTGTCATGATTCACAAGATGGATACAGCTACGCTGCAAGACCAACTGGCCCAACTGTGGAAGGCTAAGACTCGAAACGCTTCACACGGTGACTTGTCCTACGGGATCTGTGCCCGCTGCCCACTGGCCGTGCGCCGGCTGATGTTCAACTGGCCGGAGAGTACCGGTAATGAGGGCTATCCTGTACCGGCGCCTAGCAATATAGGCCCTCGCCGTACGTTTTGGGGTACACCTGAGGAACAGGCTTACTGGACCTTGGATCGTTGGGCTGGTGAATACGGCGGCTCTCGTATCCGCCTGCTGAATTACATGATCCGCCGAATCGAACGGGAACTGGCGAAGCGCGCAGCGTAACGCAGGCACTCCCGACGCAATTATCCATAGGAGACTGGCATGCCAGAAGTCCAAGTAGTACCAGACAACGTAACACCTCCGAAGTACAAAGCGGGCGACCTTGTCCGCGTGTTCCGTGATCCCCTGCAACACGGTGTGAAGTTCGGCGCAGTAATGCGTGTGGTACGTAGCGGTCTGCTGCCTCACGAGAACTGGGCGGAAGAGGTAGAGCTGGTGCCTGTGTTGCACCGGGACTGCCCGCTGGGCGAGGGTCCAGTAGAAGCGGGCTGGTACGAGTTCGGCCAGTCCGTCGATGTGCGCTACGTCAAACAAGCCAAACAAGCCATGCGTGCCGAATCGGCTTACGCCAACAAACGAGGGTAACACCATGAACAAGTATCTGATTGTAGGACCGCTGTTGATCGCCATAGGTCTAGCTACCGTGCTCTTGAGCGGCTGCTCAGTCAACGTAATCGTCGCTCCGCATGCTACCCTAGCGGTGGAGTCCGGGAACGTCCGTAACGACGCTATGGAGCGTCAGTGCGAGGCTACTCCTGATCTCCTGATCTGTAACTGGCAGCCTGTACAGTGAAACGTCTGCTGCGATTCCGGCGCACACTTGGCTGGTCCCGCTGTACCTACCCTGACGTGTCTGGTCAGACGATGTACCGCACTGTTGGCCTGCTGTGGAACTGGCGGGCCTGCTGGGTAGGCTGGCACTATAGCGCACGGGACAAACGCCTGTGCATCAACCTCGTGCCCTTCCTGACGGTATGGCACACCGCACCAACTGGCAACATGCCATGAACACACGCTGGCTGTACTCCTTGCTCGGCGTGATCCTCGTGCTGGTCCTTGCGGTACTGGCCAGCGCCCCACACTGAAACGCCGTCACTCACGGCCCAACGGAGCACACGACATGCGAAGGTAAACTTTAACTCAGGATAATGCAGATGGATGCCGCCTAGCGTCACAAGCTGGCTCGACTAGGCGGGCATCAGTGTGTATTAACCAACAACCGAAAGAGGAACTATCATGGCCGTTATCGTAGCCGTTGACTCCAAACGCTGGTACTGGGCGCTCACTACTGCCCGCTCTGTATCCAGTGACGTAGCACGAGGCACCTCGCCTGCTGGTTTGATCTGCACCAAAGCTGCTAACGAATTCTGGAGGACTTACCGTGCCCCACGTATCGAACATCCCGCGCTCAAATCTCAGAACCACGATGAAGCGGTCGCAGCGTTTCACAAGCGGACTTTCCATCTGGCAATTGCCGAAGGACAGCGCGTGGTTGGAGGCTACGCCGTTATTAACGGAGAGCTATGTGGACTCTGGACTTCCTTGCCCGGACGTGGTATCGGACGTTGGCTGCTCGCTGACGCCATCCGGGCGGGCGCAGACCGACTCGACTGCTATGAAGGGACTGTGGGATTCTATGCGAAAGCTGGTTTCCGAACTACCATCGTTGAGCCGAACCGTGTCGCCGGTGGCGAAGCCGTTCACTTCATGCGCCGAGGGTAGGGTGATGCAGGTACTACGTCTGGAGTTTCCTGATACTGGGCTAGGCCCGTACACTTTCCTGCACCACATGGGCGGGGTTGACAGAGACGTGATTGAGCGCACTCCGCGTATCAACTGCGGCTATGGCCCAATGCCCGGTTTCCGTGACGAGCAGATCGTGCCGCGTCACTACAAGTTCGGCTTCGTAAACGCCGAGCAGGCTAATCTCTGGTGGGATCGTACTGCCCGCCAGTCTGCTGCACAGAACGGCTTTAAGCTTTCTGTCTACGAGGTGCCACAAGGCGCCGTGATGGCAGACGATGCGCAGTGCGTATTCGATCCGCGTGTTGCTAAACTGATCGCTCACATCGACCCGCGTGAATGGGTGGAGGGTGATCTAAACTATCTCCTTCAGTCCAAGGTATACAACGATGCTAACTCACAACGGCGGTCGATGCGCGACCAGCTCGAAACTCTGTGTCCACAGTACCACCCGTGACGTACGGGTTATGATCCTTGCTCGTGAAGAGAAGGACAAAGAACGCCGCAAGGCATACCGCAAGCGCCCTGCTGCCCGTATAGGTAGCAAGGGTGACACCTTCAAGGAGTATCAACCGTGCTTGACCAGCCGAACTTTGTAACGCCAGAGCAGGAGATCAACTGGCTCAGGCAAGAGCAGGAAGCAGACGACGCCGAAGGCTTCCAAGCTACCAGCTTTGCCGACGCCCTGCTGTTTCCTCCTGAGCATGTCGGTGTTCACTTCGCCGACGACCGCCCCGAGGCTGCACGCATCCTTGATGCTGAAGGCTTCGACCACACTACCGGGTGCGACACAGCATTCGATTCTTCCCACGCTGGCGCCATGTTGTGCGCTGGATTTGCCTTGATGGAGCATGACGATGTCGATTCCTAAGTGTGCGCAGAAGCTGACCGCAATCGTTGTAGTCAATGCCGGCGGCGACAGCGAGCCTAACTGGGTGACTGGTGTTATCGAAGGGATCAGTCGCCGCCCTAACGGCAGCTTTGGCGACTTGATGCATGTGGACACCCGCCCGCATCCTACCCGCCAGATCAATCGCTACGCTGATGCAGGGCGTATCCTGCTGGCTAGCGAGGAAGAGTGCAAAGCATTCGCCATTGCCCGTACATCGGCTGGCCTAATTGGCCAAGTCCGGGAGTTCCGTAAAACAGCCTCACTCACGACCCAAACATCCGCAGGAGACACGAGCATGTCCGAAGTACAGAGCAATGCACACGAGCAAGTACAGACTGTTACCATCCGCGTCGGCAAGGCCGGCCCGCACACCACACTGAAGCAGGTGCAGCTCGACGCCCTGTTCACTCACCCGCAGGTGGTGGAGACTGTCAACGGTCTGTTCAAGGAAGGCGCTGATGCGCTGGTCGCTAACCATCAGGCGCTGGAGTTCAAGGCCAAGGCGCTGGAGCGTGCGAACGCATCGCTGGCTGAAGACCTGCAACTCAACCGCACCAGCCTCAAGAGCTGCGATACTGAGCGCCGTGCGTTGTTGCAGTCGGATCATCAGAAGACCGGCGAGATCGCCAGACTGAAGGAAGACCTTCGCGTTGCCAACCAAAAGGTAAGCTTCCGTGATGCGTCGGCCAAGGTGCGCGAGACTGAGGCGCAGGTTCTGGCCAAGGCTGGCAAGGAACGCGGCTTTGTCCTGTGGTGCCCTACCGCCAGCCAGCCGCCACGCCAGATCTACCCGACCTACGAGAAGGCTGTCGCTGTGCAGGAATACATGGCTAATACCTGCTTGGGTCAGGTGTTCCACGTCCTGCCAATCGGCCACGGCCTGCAACTCGTGAAGCCAGTGCAGGCTAAGCGTGTCGTCTGCTGACATCATGATCGTAGACGAGTTCTACGATTTCACTCCGCTTGAAAACCGCGTACTACTTTCTGGAGCCATACCCATGACCGACTTCAACGCTAAAGCAATCCAATCCGTACCGCGTGCCGACATCATCGCCCGCTCTGTGATCGGTGACAAGACGCTGGCCCTGCTGTCCCGTGCCGAGGGCTTGAACCTCCTGCAATTCGCTGACTTCGAGCGCCGTACTCACGGTGTCCTCCCGCTGGATGCTGACAACGATGTTCGCAATGCCTTGCAGCAGGGCTACGGTGTTGACCGAATCGAAACCCTGCCTGATGGCACTGGCCGTGCTCATGTGAGCAAGGTCGTTGGCCTGAACTACCCTGTACCTGCTGGCCAGTAAACTCTGGGTGCGCCTTGCTTGCAGGGCGTAGCCGGGGCATCCTGCCCTTCCTGCTTTCTCTTACCAAGAGGCTACACAATGACTACTCGTACCGTGCTGATCGCTACTGACGCAACCGAAGTTAAACTGGTTGCAGCATTCAACGCACTCGTTGAAAAGCTGACCTCCGCTGCCCTGAAGATCGACACCTACGTCGCCGAGCGCACCGCACTGGAGCTGGCAAGCAACATCGAAGTCGGCCAAGAAGTATCGTTCCTGTTCGGTCGCGGTGAATCCCGTGTGACTGAAACCGGCTCCGTCGCTGTCGTGGTTGATACCCCTGCTGGCAAGCTGCTGAAGGTCATCGTTGACAGCGGCCTCGCCACCATGCGTGTGCGTGACGTTCGCCTGAAGGATGCCACTGTCGTTGGCGCTGATCCTACCCCGGAGCAGCAGGGTGACGCAGCACTGGCAACCGGCAACGAGATCCCGTTCGAAGGCGGCGTGAAACAAACCCCTGAGCAGATCGCTGAAGCCGCGCAGCAAGCCGCTGTCGATGCAGTAGCTGGTGCCTCGGGCGCTGGCGAGGTTGACGTTGACGCGCTGATCGCCGGTCTGTAATCATGGGCCTGCTCATAGACCAGAAGCTGGCGTGTCCGCACGCTAGCCAGCTCCACCCTGCGTTGGTGGACTACGTGTCTGTGTTGCAGCGCCTTGCTAAATCTCAGCACGAGCTACAGGGTGTGCGCCACCTGTACTCGGCGCTGGGTTGGGCTCAGGACAGTGAGGGTATCCAAGCCCTCGACCTGTTCACCAAGCATGGCCCCGGCATCTACAGCTTCCCATTCCTTCACCCGGACTACTGTGCCGCGTTGGTGCAGCAAGCCGACAGCATGGAGTTCCACTGCAATGACGAAGAAACTCCCGAGACTCAGATACCTGAGATCTTCCTGCGCCAGCGGTTGCCCGCCCTTTACTGCGGCTTACGAACGCTGTTCGAACACGTTGTTGTGCCATCGGCAGAGCTTGTCTACAGGCTTACGCCGAGCGTCCTTGAGTCGGTACAGTTCGCTCGATACACTCCGAGCAACACGGCAAAGGGTCATTGGCATACAGATGAAGACTCCGACGTTACAGTCGTGGTCGCTCTCTCTGACACCCACGAAGGTGGCGGCACCACTGCACTCCCGCCCGGCTTAGGTCGGCATGCGTATGTGCCTAGCTTACCAGTTGGGCACGCAATGTTCTTCCTTGGACGCACGACGACGCATCGCGGCGAGCGTGTGGAATCGGGTGAACGAAACCTGCTAGTGTTCTGGAGCAAGGTGTAACATGGACTGGCTCGACATTGCTAAGGCGTTGCCCGTTGGTGGCAGCAAGAAGGTTGAGCATGACTGCGGCGAGGGGCTTCCCCTCGTCGTGTTCCATAACGAGAATGTTTATGGACGCTACTGCCATCGGTGCGGAAAGCTCCCTCCAGTTTTTAAGGAGTTGCCGACCCTCGCTGAGCGAGCAGAGAAGGCAGCTCAATCGAAGAACGCTGACGACGTAGTCGCAGCAGATCGCCGGCCACCCATGCCGGCTGTGTTCGACCCGGCCCTATGGCCGAAGGAAGCAAGGCTATGGCTATTCAAGGCTGGGCTCTCGATCCCGGAGATCACCGCAGCAGGGTTCTACTATCACGAGGAAACACGGCGGGTCGTGATCCCCGTAGTCGTCAAGTCATCGCTAATATACTGGCAAGCACGCCGGATATTTGGATCTCATGCAGCGAAATACTTGTCGATGCCGGGTGGCAGGAAGAATGCCATTCCCGTGTTTGGCAGTGGGCATGGGATCGTGCTCGTGGAGGATCTGTTGTCTGCGTACAAAATCCAGACGGCAGGGTTTCGTTCGCTATGCCTGATGGGAACGTCATTGTTGCCGCAGCTATGGGAGTTCCTGTTGCATGAAGAAGAAATTAGTATCTGGCTCGATCCTGACGGTGCTGGGCGCACGGCAGCAACCACTATCCAGAAGCAGCTTGCTCTGGTTGGGAAGACCACACGCAGGATCGACACCGAAAGAGATCCAAAGTTTCAATCTAAGGCGGACATCGCCGCGCTGCTATCCGTACCATTTGAGTACGGTGATCTCGGCAGAGGTACGGAAACACGAGCAAGCTACGATGCAGCAGCACTACAAGCCCGGAAGGACGCGGCCCGTGTTGCTCGCACGGCTGGCGAAGCTACAAGCCTATAAGCGCATGGCGCTACATGGGCACTCACGACGCAAATCCAAGCAGGAGACACGCAATGTTGTTAGCACTCAGTTTCCTAGTGTCATTCTGTGCGGTATTCCTAAAGGGATTCCAGCACAAGAACGTCATCGGCATGCACTACAAACTGGTGGCGGTCACTAGCTTCGCAATGGCTGCGTTCGACGTAGCTTCAGTATCCCTTATCGTAGCACAGGGCTGGTCCGTGGCCCCTGCTGCGGGTGCTGGGGCAGCCCTCGGCATGGTCGCCGCAATGTACGTTCACACGAGGTATGTCAAATGAGTTTGGACATCACACTGCTTCAGATGATGAAGCACCGCAAGAAATTCAACAAGCTGATCCGCGTCGTCGAGACTCGGGCGGTGAGCCAGCAGACAGGGATCGTCATTGCTGACTTCAAGAAATACTTCGCAGATGTAGCTGACTGCGAGGTAATCCCGGTTGCCACGGAGTTCCATACGTGGTTCACGATGGTTGCGCATCCTAAGCTAGCACCAGAGCAGAGCGCGATCTATGCGCAGATGTTCAAGGCTGTGCAACAGGAGCCCGCCGAACTGGCCGAGCAGATGCTCATGGGCCGACTGCTGGAGACTAACCTTGCGCAATCAATCAGCGACGGGCTGGAGCAGTTTGCTCGCGGCGACGAGATTGATTTCCAGAAACGCATTCGGGATCTTCTTGGCAACTATGACAACGACGTTGCACGTAAGGTCAACTTGCCGTGGGTGCCCGTAGACGAATCACTGTTCGACGAGGACGTGCGCAATGACGGATTCCAATGGCGCTGGGAATGCTTGCAGGAGACTCTGCGGCCACTACGCGGTGGGGACTTTATCATCCTTGCAGGGCGCCCGGATAAGGGCAAGACAACGGCGCTTACGGATCTCTGTACGTACTTCGCTACCCAGCTTGATACGGTGTATAAGGGAAACCCAGACAAGCAGCGAATCATCTGGCTGAACAACGAGGGGCCGGGCAAGCGCATCCTGAAGCGGATCGTGCAGTCGGCGTTCGGTTGCAAGACCAGCGACCTCGTAGCTAAGCAGCAGGCCGGTACGCTGTGGACAGATTACGAGGCAGTAATCAAGGGGCACCGCACAACGATAAGCGTCGTGGATATTCACGGCTTCAAGTCGTGGCAGGTGGAAGAGATCTTCAAGAACTTCCCGCCCGGTCTGGTAGTCTTCGACATGATCGACAACGTCAAGTTCGACGGGGAGATTGGTAATGGTGGTCAACGAACTGACCAGATCCTTGAGACGATGTATCAGTGGGGCCGCGATCTGGCTGTGCGTTTCGACTGCCCAATCATTGCGACTTCGCAGATCAGCGCTGACGGCGACGGGGAGATCTTCCCTACGCTGCCTATGCTCAAGGACTCCAAGACAGGTAAGCAAGGGGCCGCAGACGTTATCATCACTATCGGAACGTCTAACGACCCTTCGCTGGAGAATTACCGATTCATCGGTACAACCAAGAATAAGCTGCGCCTTGAGGGCAAGCCTCAATCACCGCGAGCTAAAATGATTATGGACGCAACAGGAGGTCGGTATGTATCAGCCTAAGTTGACCACGGACAAAGAAGGCATGAGCTGTACAACTGGCGGTGGATCGTTCGGTGGTGCCTACAAAAAGGGGCACGAGAGCTGGCGGCGCAAGCACCAGCGGGGCCGGTGGAACGTCCACATGATGGACAAGTTCGGCAACTCACGAGCGGCTCTGGTCGGCGTCAGCAAACGGCGTGCTAAGGCGGCGCTGTTGAACTGGTGCTCGAAATGACATGGGCTACGCTTGACATCGAAACCACGATCAAGCAGAGCTTCAAGCGCAAGGCCAACGCGTTCGATCCAGAGAACTGGACGGTGTGGGTGGGCAGCGCGGTAGCCAACGGCCCGGTCGAAACTCAGAAGTTCGCAAGCAAGGAGGACAGCAAAGGCTGGTTCGCCAAGTGGTTGCACGACCGGCCTGAAGTAAAGGTGCTGATCGGCTTCAACATCAAGTTCGACATCCTGCACGCAATTGCACAGGACGACATCAGCTACGCAGCCTACAAGAAGTGGATCGTCGATGGCGGTCAACTGTGGGACGTGCAGCTTGTGGAGTACCTACTGCGCGGCATGGAGCAGTCAGCTCAGATGCTGTCACTGGACGAGGTGGCCCCGAAGTACGGCGGCGTGCTGAAGCCTGACGTGGTCAAGGAAATGTGGAACGCTGGCATCTGCACAGTGGACATCCCGGACGACATCATGCTGGAGTACCTGCCGGGTGACATCAACAACACCCGCAAGGCATTCCTCGGGCAAGTGGTAGCGGCCAAGGGTGTTGGCCAGCAGAAGTCAATCATGCTGAACAACGGCGCGTTGGTCTACACCATCGAAGCCGAGAAGAACGGCATGATGATCGACAAAGAGCTTGGGTTCAAGCTGGCGGGCGAGCTGGAGAATCAACTGTCGCAACTGCTGGAGGAACTGGAAGGGCACCTGCCTAACGACGTTCCTTTCGAGTTCAACTGGGGCAGCCCGGTACAACTCTCGGCGCTGATCTTCGGCGGCGATGTGAGCTACGATGTCAAGGCTCCGATGTTCGACGAGAACCAGCAGCCGGTGTACTTCCAACTCAAGGAGAAGCATTACCTATGCGCAGACGGGAGTTCTATTGCATGCGACACCTACAACAGTCTGTTGATGGAGGATGCCCTCTCTGCGCCGACCCTGTCGTACAGCATGTCAGGCAAGAACGCCGGGGAACCGAAGACCAAGCAGATGACCGTACCGGACATCGAGCGAGGTCAGAAGACTCGGATCGAAGAACGTGTGTATTCCTTCAAAGGTGTCACAAAACCACGTGACCAGTGGACTACCAAGAAGAAGGGAGTGTGGCAGACGAACGCCGGTGTAATCACCGCGCTCGGTAATCAGGGTATCCCGTTCCTCGAAAGCCTAGCGCTCCGCGCCAAGGTGGACAAGGATCTCGGGACGTACTTCATCCGTAACGACAAGCAGGGCAACCCTACCGGGATGCTGACCCTGATCCAGTTGGACGGCCTGATCCACCACATGATTAACATGACGAGCACGGTCACTGGCCGCTTCAGCTCGTCCAACCCCAACATGCAGAACATCCCGAAGGGCGACAAGTCGAAGATCAAGGAGGTGTTCATCAGCCGCTTCGGTCCAGACGGTAAGATCATCCAGTCTGACTTCACGTCGCTGGAGATCTACATCCAAGCCATCATCACGAAGTGCAAGCAGTTGATCCAAGACCTGATCGAAGGTCTGGACATGCACGTCTCTCGTGTTGCTTCGACGATGGGCATCACCTACGCCGAGGCGTTCCAGAAATGCAAGGTGGACGAGATCCCGGAATGGGTGAAGAAGCGCAGCAAGGCGAAGAACTTCTCCTTCCAGCGCGCATATGGTGCAGGGGCTCAGGCGATCAGCGACTCCACAGGGATTCCTCTGGACGAAGTGAAATTACTGATCGAAGCAGAAGCGATGCGGTATCCCGAGGTGGAAACCTTCTATGCCGACTTGATCGACAAGATCGCAGCATCGAAATCTGGTTGCCGCCGCGTCGTTCCACACCCGGACTTTCCTGCAAAGCAGGTGCCGTTGGGCATTGGTTTCTACAGAACTCCAGATGGCAAACTCTACTCCTATCAGGAGCAGTGCGCGCCGAAGTTTGTCGTGGAGCGGCAGGGGGTGTTCAGCTCGTTCTCACCTACGGAAGCGAAGAACTACATTGTGCAGGGATCGGGTGCGGAGTGGGCCAAGGCGGCTTGCTGGCTGACCGTGCGCGAGTTCTACCGGTACGACAACTGGGGCCAACGTGCTCTCATTACCAACCAATGCCATGACGCCTGCTATGCGGACGCCCATGCTGACGTTGCTGTTGAGGCTGCGACTGTGCTGCACGCTTGCATGGAACTGAGCACACCGTTTATGCAGACCTACTTCAAGTGGGAATGCCCGGTGCTGGTGCCGAGCGAGACAACGTATGGTGCTAACATGTCCATTGAGGACAAGGTGCCAAACGTCAAGGCTAACGCAGAACTGCTGAAGCCTGAAATCTACAACCGCTATATCTCCCAATACGAAACCAAGTGAGTAAAAACATGACTGCTACTTTCGATCTGAACGCAATCGCCAACGCTGTAGAAGAAGCTGCAAACACCTCCCCTGACATGAACGAATCGCAGGGCAAGGGCGGCGGTGACTACACCCCTCCTGCTGCCGGTGGCTGCATCGTCACCCTGATCGGCTACATCGAGAAGGGCATTCACCACATCGAAGCCAGCAAGGTCGAGCCGCTGAAGTACCCGGCCAAGGACGAAGACCAAGTCGATCTGATCTTTGAGATCAGCGGCAAGGGCCACGAGCCGAAGGAGATCGAAGGCAAGCTCTACCCTGAGCGCATGACCGTCACCCTGAAGAAGTCTCTGAACGAGAAGGCGTGGTTCTACCGCATCTTCAAGCAGTTCACCTCGGCCTACCCGGAACTGGGCGCACGTCACATGGCGCAGTTCCTCGGCAAGCACTTCATCAGCAAGATCGAACACAGCGTGCCGAAGAAGGAAGGCGACCGCATCTACGCTAACCTGAAGCAGAAGGCTGCGGGCTACGTGTTCAACGCTCCGTGCTTCACCAACCCGGCCACCGACGAGACTACCGTGATCCCGGCGCCGCGTGTACACAGCGCGCTGCGGCTGTTCCTGTGGGCTCAGGCTTCCCGCGAAATGTGGGACTCGCTGTACATCGAAGGTCAGTACGACGAGAAGAAGGACGAGAAGACTGGCAAGGTGATCTACCCTGCGAAGTCGAAGAACGTAATTCAGGAGAAGATCAAGGCGGCGAAGAACTTCGTCGGCTCGCCTCTCGCTGACATCCTCGGCACGGAAGAGTTGCTGACTCTGCCAGACACCGACGCTGCTGCACTGGCCGGCACCGCGCCGAGCGCTGACGCAGTAGACGATGCACTCGCCGGTATCCTGTAAGTGGATTGGCTAGCGGGTGCCATTGAAGCAGCCGCTGCCAGCGACGCGGTGCCACTGACGGTCTTACCTGATGTGGTGCCGGGGCGCACGCTGAATCTGGACGGTGACTATCTGGCCTACTTCATGGCCGGCAACGACGACACTGCGCTGGGCACAGCATGCGCTAACGCGCTACAGCGAATCATCAACTTCAAAGAAATGTCGGGGAGCGAGAAATGTACGCTTCACCTTACGGATGGCAGCAGCGACAAGGCTGGCCGATACTTGATCGCCTCCTTGCAGCCCTATCAGGCCAACCGGGAGGGCAGCACAAAGCCCAAGAACTGGCGCGGACTGCGTGCGTTTCTGGAAGAACAGAACGCGCACTTCACACCGAAGATCTGGTACGACCGGGAAGCGGACGACGGTATGGCGCTGACACAGCACAACGCCCTGCGGAACAACCGGGTTCATCTGGAAGTATCGGGAACTCGGGACAAAGACATGCGGCAGTACGGCGGCTTGCACATTGGCTGGATGGACTACGTCATGGTCGAGGTGCCGTGGGATGCGTTCCGCCTCGACGACCACAATGGTCTGTGGTATGGGCATGCGTGGTTGTGGGCGCAGTCGTTGCAGGGGGATTCGGTGGACGGTATTCCGGGCCTGCCGAAGTACCTCAAGGACAACGGCAAATATGGATTGATGGGGGACAAGACCGCAGCCAAGTTCCTCGACAGCGCGACATCCGACGAGGAAGCTTTCCGAGTGGTGTCGAAGCTCTACGGCGGCAAGTGGCTGGGGATGTGGGGAGAAATGTTAGCTGAGCAGTTGATGCTGCTGTGGCTACGTCGTGACGAGGCTTGTCACCCGATGGACTTCCTGCGGCACCTCAAGCTTGACCGCACCTCCGACAACTTCAAAGATCTGGCAGCGGGCGCGGTGATGGTGATGCAGCGCATGGCTGCCGCCAAGGAGCAAATCCGTGAAATTGAAGAACGCGCAAATCGCGCCAGTTCGCCAGCAGTTACTGGCTAAGCAGGGCCGCATCTGTTGCGTGTGCAACATGCGGATCGAGGTGGGCCAAGATGTACTGGATCACTGTCACTCTCACGGCGCTCTGCGAGGTGTGCTTCACCGTAGCTGCAACGCTCTGCTGGGTGTACTCGAAAACAACCGGGCACGATACGGGCTGGGTGACGACACACAGTTCTATGCGTTCCTGCAAGGGGCCGGTGCCTACCTCCAGAAACACGTAATGCCGCAGACCAAATGGCTGCACCCAACCTTCCTAACAGAAGACGAGAAACGGCTGAAGCGCAACGCTACGGCACGTAAGAAACGAGCAACCACCAAAGGTACGAAATAATGCGCGGCTCCCTAATGCGACTGTTCACCAAGTCCCAGCACGAAGACATCCTGTCCTCGTACTCTTGCAACGTCGCTGCGGCTGCGGCGTACAGCAAGAAGGGCAACACCAAGGTGACACGACAGAACGTCAAGTATTGGCGTCTGCTGTTCATCGACAACAAGGGCAACATGGCGAAGACGGATCGCCAACTGAAGGAAGTGCGCAAGCTCGACCAGCAGATCCCGTTGACCTTCGACGCACGCTTCAACCCGGAGCAGGTGTACAAGTGCATCCTGCATATCCCGGACCAGCACGCCCCCTACCAGCACCCGGACGCACTCCGCTTCCTCGGTGCCGTGAAGGAGAAGTGGCAGTTCGACCTGATCCTGAACGCCGGCGACGAGCTGGACTTCCACGCTATGAGCTTCCATGACAGCGATCCAAACTTGGACAGCGCTGGCCGTGAGCTGGAGCAGGGCAAGAAGTGGCTGCACAAGCTGGCCAAGATGTTCCCTGACATGCTGATCTGTGACTCCAACCACGGTAGCATGACCTTCCGCCGCGCCAAGGCGCACGGTCTGCCTGTGCAACTGATCCGCACGTACCGCGATGTCGTATTCCCTGACGGCGGTGGCGACGGCTGGAGCTGGGCAGAGAGCTGGCGTGTCAAGACCCCGATGGGTGACGTGCTGTTCAAGCACCAAGCCAGCGGCGGCATCCTCGTTGACGCGGCGCACAACGCCTGCAACCTCGTCGTTGGTCACAACCACGGGAACTACTCGATTGAGTATACCGCATCGTCTGCGCACCTGTACTGGGGCGTGTTCGGCGGCTGCCTGATCGACAAAGACGCCTATGCCTTCGCATACGGCAAGCACACGCTGCGCAAACCAGTACTGGGCTGCACAGTAATTATCGACGGTCGGCCACAACTGGTGCCTATGGTACTGAATCGTAAGGGCCGCTGGAATGGGAGCCTGTAAATGTCTGTGAGACTGATGTGCTACCGGGAGAACTGCAAGCACCTATGGAACAGCCGCGACAGGGACGAGAAGTACCCGCACTGTCCCTCGTGTGGTTGCAGTAACGTCTATCAAAAGGCGTTTGAGCGTGCGGAAGACTACAGACGAGGTGGGCGTGAGGCGGTCACTCTCGACCCAATTACGCCCTCGGCACCCAAGGGCGACCCTGCACAGGCGTTCAAGAGCGACGCCGGCAAGGTGCAGTACAACTTGCTGGAAGACGGCTGCGGCGTTGCCCTGAACTACATCGCTCAGGTGATGTCGTGGGCCGTCGAGGTCAAAGGCTACCATCCGCACAGTTGGCGCGAGGTTCCTAACGCGATCACCCGATACCGGGCTGCGCTTGGCCGTCACCGCAACGCAATTGCACGAGGCGAAGTGCTGGACCCGGAAAGCGGCTTGCCGCACTGGGCACATGCCGCTTGCTGCGTGATCTTCCTTCTGGAACTGGAGAACTTCAATGTCTGACGCATTCATCAAAGCAACGAGCACTCCCGACAGTACCCGCAGCGAGTACCAGCAACTGTCGGACCTGTTGTCGATTGCGGTCGATACCGGGAACCGGGACTACGCCGACGAGGTGTACGCAACCGTGCTGCGATCTCCGGGCCTGACCGAAGAACAGCGCGCTGAGCTGTTCCGTGACTACAACGAAGCAGTAGAAGCCGGGGAAGTCTGATGAACTGGTACACCTACTCGTTAGGCGGGCGATTTACGATCATCGTTGCCGAAACCCTTCAGGGTGACGGGCGGGTGTACTGCTACCGATATGCGGTGGCGACCAACGAGATTCAGTACCGTGACCTGCCGTACATCATCCAGCACATTCAGAAATCACTCAACAAAGGTATTTATCATGGCGTTGCCTGACCGCAAGATCTACGTTCAAAAGCCGAAAGAAACCCGCCTGCTCAGCACCAAGGCGCTCGCCGCACTGGACAAGCTGCCGGAATCGGACTGGATCTACCAGACCAAGCACGACGGTTGCAGCATGATGATTCTGGTCGGCGTTAACATCGTTCGCATCTTCTCCCGCGAGGGCAAGGAATGCCATTCGATGCCACACGTCGCCGAGGCCATCCGCCTGAGCAGCCCTCCGAACATGGTGTACTTCGCGGAAGCGTGGCACAGCAACACGGAATTCCGTGCAATCAGCGGTGAGTTCCGTCGCGGTGCGGCCAAGGCCGCAGGCTTCCTTGAGGCGTGGCTGTACGACAGCGTGACGCTGCAAGAGTTCCGCAAGGGCATCAGCGAGCGCCCATACACCGAGCGTTACAACGACTGCCGACTGGTCGGTATGGGCAGCGAAGTTGTGAAGCTGATCCCGTGCGCTGAGTCCGTGGCTACTCTGGCCGAAATGGTCGAGCATATCCGCAAGGACTACGGCCTGCTGTACGAGCTGGACGGCTATATGAAGAAGCAGCGTGGCGCCAACTGGATCGCCGGTGACGACATGGAAGGTCGCACGCTGAAGCTGAAGGACAAGATCTCCGTTGACCTGAAGGTCACTGGCATGGTCGAAGGCAAGGGAAAGTTCGCCGGTATGCTTGGTGCGCCGCTGGTGGAATGGCGTGGCGAAGTTGTGCCAGTCGGTGGTGGTAAGCTGACGACCAAGCAGCGTAAGGAATACTGGGCGAACCCAGCGTTGTTTGTAGGCAAGATCGTTGAAGTCCATGCGTTAACCATCACCCCGGACGGGCAATTGCGCGAGCCCGTTTATCAGCGCATCCGGGACGATAAGACAGAACCTAGCGAGTAAGCATGAATCAGATCGAGCTGGAACAGGACATGGCGGATGGTGGTCGGCGCAAAGCGCTGGCACGGTTCCGGGAGAACGAAGACAAGGGAGCAGCGGATGCAAACCCGTATGCACAAGCCTTGTACCGCCGCTATATCCTTCCACTTCGGGATGGGATCAAGCTGTACACGGCCAAGGTTACGAAAGGCGTAGCTGCAAAGAACAAAGGGCTGCTGCGGGAACAAGACCCGCTGGCCCTAGCGTTCCTGACAGTGCGCGGTCTGATGGACATCTGCTTAACGGCAGAAGAAACAACTCTGGCTCAGGCTGCTACGACGCTGGGCCGGACGGTCTACGGAGAGACGATTCTCAAGCACTTCCAAGACATCAACAGCGAGCTGTACTTCACGCTGGTCAAGGACTTTGAGCGCCGTATGACCAAGAGCGAGCGACATAAGCTCGCAGTATTCAAGGATTCTGCCGCGAAAGATGGCATAATTCTGCCACACTGGGAACCGAGGGATAAAGCCGATGTCGGTCAATTGCTTATCGGCCTCGCCTCGGATCTCGGCTTTATTGAGATCACCACGGCCCGGTCAGGGAAGAAGACCACGAACCATGTGCAGATCAGCGCACTGGCGAAGGAGATCGTGGAGCAGATCAAGGGCTTCGTAGCGGGCCTGATGCCTATGGTGATGCCGTGCGTCGAGCCGCCCCGCCCATGGGTAGCCCCGAACGACGGAGGCTTCCACAGCAGCGCCATGCGACGTATCACGCCTACTTGCATCCGTGGTGCGGCCCTCATTGACGAGGGTGCGGTGCCTGACTGGATTCTGGACGGCCTGAATCTGATGCAGGAGACGAAGTGGCGGGTCAACGAGCGCGTTCTGGCCGTCGCTGAGATCGCCCACAAGGCGTTCGACGTGCAAGACATCCTCGTGTCAGACAAGCGCGAGGAAGCGCCTGACAGGCCCATCTGGATGGCCGACAACCCGGACATGAAGTTCGCTCAGATGGACGACTACCAGAAGGTTGAGTTCAAGGAGTGGTGCGCAGAGAAGCGCGAATGGCACACGGACACGAAGATCCGGGGCAGTAAGTCAGGGCGCACAAACGAAGCTCTGGCGATGGCGAACAGGTTCAAGGGTCAGCCGATATGGTTCGTCTACACGATGGACTACCGGGGCCGCTTCTACGCCTCGGCACGAGGCATATCGCCGCAAGGCAACGACTTGAGCAAGGCGCTCTTGGAGCTGGACGATGGTTACGAAATTGCTGATAAAGCTGCTCTTAGGTGGTTCTGCATTGCTGGAGCGAATCGGTGGGGAGAAGACAAAATCCCCCTCGGCGGAAGAGTTGACTGGGTTCGTGCAAACACCCAGCGAATACTGGCTATCGCCTCAGACCCTATCTCTTACCGAGAATGGGCAGATGCAGACGCTCCTTTCAGCTTTCTTGCTTGGTGTTTCGAGTTTGCCGATTGGCACGCACGGCCACATGAATTTAGAACTCGCCTCCCTCTTGGTCAAGACGGGAGCTGCAACGGACTTCAGCACTATTCGGCGATGCTACGAGACGAGGTGGGGGGCGCTGCCACAAATCTTGTTCCAGATACCCACCAACACGACATTTATGCAGATGTGGCGTCTGCCACTGAACGACTCGTCGCAGCGAGCGAGGATGATGGCGAACATCGTTTGGCGCAAAGATGGAAACAACACGCTCTTAGCCGAACGCTGGTTAAACGGTCTGTAATGACGCTTCCTTACGGCTCGACGCGGTTCAGCTCCAGCGACTTCATCCAGAAGGAATATCTGGACAAGGGCAAGGCGCCAGAGTTCGACAAGCGCGAGCGGAACAGGGCAGCAACGTGGCTGAGCTTCCGTGTGTGGGACGGAATCGGCGAGGTGGTACACAAGGGCCGGGAGGCGATGGAATGGCTACAGGGCGCATCAGACGCGATCACAGCCGGCGACGACGCACCAGTCACAATCTCTTGGCTCAGTCCGAGTGGCCTACTGGTGACACAACGGTACAGCAAGTCCGAGCTGATCGTGGTGAATGCCCGGATGGCGAGTGGCCGGAGGATACAGATCGACCTGCACGAAGCGGGTGCATCTGGCGACCCACGGCAACACAGAAACGGTATTGCGCCGAACTTCGTTCATAGCTGCGATGCTGCGCACATGCACTTCTTCCTGCGGCGAGCGCGAGAAGAGGGGCTGTGTGGGCTGGCCCTGATCCACGATGACTATGGCTGCCCGGCGCCGATGGTCGAGAAGCTGCACAGAATCCTACGTGAGACGTTTGTGCAGATGTACCTAGACCGAGATCCACTTAAGGACTTCGCAGAGCGTCACGGAGCTTTCAGGTGCCGTGTGCTACCAACTCCCGGAAACCTAGATCTAGAAGTCGTCAAACAAAGCGTGTATTTCTTCTGCTGAGTTATTGACGGCCTCTAGGTAAGAGAAACATTTTACCAGAGGAATCGCAGTATGTTCGGTCCAAGTAAAGCAGCCTTGCAACACTCCATTGACTTCCTGAACTGGGAACTGGTAGAAAAGAACGCAGAGATCAAAAAGCTAAAGGAACAGGTAGAGTCTCTATCTATCCAGAAAGACCCAACCCACTCTGTAGGCGCATTAGACTATGTAGTATATAAGTCTAAGATATTAGATAAGATAGGTAATAGCTACTTATCTGCTACTGATAATCCTAGCTTCAAGTTAGGTATTCAGTTTGCTCTACGTCACTTCGAAGAGGTAGCAGTCAGTGGACGATAGAATCTACCTGCTGCGCTGGGTAGACAGTCAGCTAATCAGAGAGCGCATTGAGTACAGCGCGTTCTTCTCCCGGTATGGGCATAGCTGGATGACGATGCTCCAGCAGAACAAGCTGGGCATGGAACAGCAGGGGAAGCTTACGCACTCGTTGACTGAGCTGGAAGCAAACCTGCGGGAGCTTCTGCAAGCTGGCGAACTGTTCGCATTCATCGGACCAACTTGGTCAAGCGTTATCGACATCCAGCAGTCTTGGCACAGTCCAGACACTATCGTCTGCGAAGAAGTTGTCGGGATGCGGTTCACCAACCGCCGCATGGACATGCAGGACTACATCGCGGCCATGGAAGCAGTGGCCAGAACTTCGGAGGCAACAGAGATTCAAATAGGCATGCTGGCGAACCCTCGCAAGCAAGCCATGCTGCGGTACATGACGAGCCTCGGCATGGAACACTCCACCAGCATCGTCAGCAAGAAGGTATGACATGGGCAGCGGTAAAAAGATTATCAAGAAAGTGGTCAAGACCGTCAACAAGGCGAACTTCCTGACTAAAGATCTTCCCGGTGGTTGGGACGATCCGTTGGGTAACGCACTGGCTGGCAACGAATCCCCACTCGACGGCATGACCGGAGCCGCGACCAAGCGGGCAGCAGAGTCGGACGCCAAGGCTGCACTGGACTCGGCCAACATCGAAGCCACCGCACAGCGCGAACAGACGAACTCCATCATGGAGCAGAGCCGGTACGCTGCGCAATCGGCTGCACAGGCGCAGGCACTGGACGCGGCTAACCGCCAAGCTCAGGCAGCGGCCAACGAGAACATGCAGGGCGACGTGACTGCGGCTCCGACGGTTGACCTGTCCCTCGGTGCTGCGGCAGACGAGACTCCATCGGCCCGCCGTAAGCGTTACCAGTCCGGCTCAGGTTCTGTCGGCGGCTCTGCAACTTCCGGTAGCGTGCGTCTGTGACGCTGTTGCGGAATTCTGCCAGTGCTGAGTGGTCCCACCTTGATGCCAAGCGCTCCGGCAAATTGGACAAGGTGGAACGGCTGGCGGAGATCACACTCCCTAGCGTCTGCACGGACGAGAACTTCGACTCCGGGCAAGACTCCCTCACTAACGGCACCACGTCCTTCGGGGCGCAGGCCACAACCAACCTCGTCAACAAGCTTATGATGGCAATGTTCCCGCAGCGACCGTTCTTCCGACTGGCTGTGCCAGAGCGTGATGCGATTGCGTTGACCGAGAGCATGGGCATCAACATGGACGCCCTGACGGACATCCTTGCTGGTGGCGAGCGCGATGCAACGCTGGAGCTTGAAATGTCCGGCGCCCGTGAAACTCTGTACGAGATCACGAACCACCTCGTTGTAGCTGGCGACGTTATGCTCGACCTGAGCGATGACGAAACCATCGCAGCAATCCCTATCCGGGAATACGTGGTGCGCCGCGACAGCAAGTCCCGTCCGCTGAGCATTGTGATTAAGCAGTGCATGTACCGAAGCGAGCTGGACGAGAAAGTTCTGGCCCGTATCCCTTACCCGGAAGCCGAGTACCCTGAAGACCACACGCACGAGGTTTATACGTGGGTCAGGATGTACAAGGGCAAGATGCGGATGACGAAGTGGTGCGACGAAACCGAGCTGCCGTACAGCGAGTTCGGTGGCACTTGGGACCGCGACGAATGCCCGTACCGTCCGCTGACGTGGCGCCTGCCGCTCCGCAGCGATTACGGTGTGAGCCGAGTCGAGGAATACTACCAAGACTTCGCAACCTACGAAACGACCTCCGAGTCCCTGTCGGATGGTGCAGTGCTGGCGAGTCAGTTCCGGTGGTTGCAGAACCCCGGTGGTATCACTCGCCCGGAGGACTTCGCACAGTCCCGCAATGGTGAGGTGATCCCCGGCGTAAACGGCGACCTTACTCTGGTAGTCGCCAACATCGGGCAGCAGCTCGCCTCGGTAATGCAGATCGGTCAGGTATATCAGCAGCGCATCGGCGCAGGCTTCCTGATGAACTCGGCAGTGACCCGGCAAGCTGAGCGAGTAACCGCTGAAGAGATCCGCCTGCAAGCCATTGAGCTTGAGCAATCCCTCGGCGGCGTGTACAGCCGACTGTCCCGCGACATCCAGCAGCCGCTTGTTCGGTGGCTGATGAAGAAGATCGACCTGAGCCTGAAGGGCACCAAGATCACCCCGGTGGTCGTGACTGGCCTTGACGCACTCAGCCGCAACGCAGACCTTGAACGCCTGCTGATGTTCCTACAAGACGTGACTAACCTGTCGGGCATCAATCCCGAGCAGCGCCTCATGCTCAACGAGGGCAACATCATCGCGGACTTCGCCGCAGGGCGCGGTGTGAGCAAGACCCGGTATGTCGCCAGCGACGACGAGATCCGGCAGCGACAACAAGCAATCAGCGACGCTCAGGCGCAAGCCCAGCAGCCCGTTGACCCAACTCAAGTAGCAGGAGCAGCACAATGATTAAGCGTTTCGGTTTTGGTTTCGTCCGTTTCATGGAAGCAGCAGGCGAGGGCGGTGATCCGGGCGCTGTTGCGGCCCCGGTCGTAGACACCTCACTCACGACCCAAACCCCGGTTGTTCCCGCGAAGGGCGCCGAGCCAGTTGTACCAGCCGCTGCTGAAGAAGGTCCGGTCGAATACGCTGAAACTGGCAACCAGAAAGTCGATTACGCCTTGGGCATCATCGGCAAGGCTGGCCTCGGCATGGAACACCCGGCTGTCACAGCGGCCATGAGCGGCGATTTCAGCCTGTTGGCTCACCAACTGGAAGCCAAGGGCGTGGCCGGTGCCGCTGGCCTCGTGGCTATGCTGGAAGGCGAGTACAAGGCGGATCTGGAAGCCGAGGCCAAGGAGGTCGAGGGCATCAAGGCCAACGTACTGGCGATTGCCGGTACTCCTGAACACTGGGGCGAGGTCAGCAACTTCATCAAGGAGAACGGCACCGAGGACGAGCTGAACGAGCTGCGCAGCATGCTGAAGAACCCGCTGCAAGCCAAGATCGCAGCGAGCTACATGGTACAGCTCTATGACAACGCAGGCGGCGCCAAGGAGCCACAGACCCGCGTTGACGCAGGCGCTGCAACCGCTCTGCCAGTGCGTGGTGGTCAGAAGCCAATCACCTCCCGTGCCGAGTTCAGCCAGCGCTACGACGAGCTGTACCGCAAGTACGGCGCGGACTTCGAGTCCACCGACGAGTACAAGCAGCTCGCCAAGCAAGTGCTCCGCTGATACACCCGAGTGGCCGTCAGTTCTTATTGACGGCCTCTAGGTAAGAGATCGATTTCCCCACTTAGAAAGGATATACAATATGTCTTTGGACGTGTTTAACGTAGTTCGCCCACTGGCCCGAAATGGCCGCGACAACCCTGCGACGGACGACATCTACGCCCTCCAGATCGAGAAGTTCACTTCCGATGTCGAAGGCACGATCATGCGCCGGTCGAAAACCGAGCCGATCATCAACATCAAGCCTGTGAAGGGCACCACTACTGTGTCGAACTTCGCTATCGGCGAATCGGCGCTGCAAGTGATCGTACCGGGCGTAACCCCGAACGGCACCAAGTCGCAGTTCGGCAAGAACTCGGTGCAGGTTGACCGCACCATTCTGGCCCGTGCAACCCTGCCGTTGCTGGACGTGTTCCAAACCAGCTACGATGCTCGTAAAGAGATCGCAGTTGAGCACGGCAAGAAAATCGCCAAGATGAAGGACCAAGCGTTCTTGATCCAAGCGGTCAAGACTGCCAACTTGGTCAACTCGACCTACTTCAGCACCACTGAACTGCCCGGCCACCACGGCGGCACCAAGGTAACTCTGGCCGCTGCTGGCGATCAGAATGACCCGGCCAAGCTGTACAGCGCCTTCGCTTCCCTGTTCGCACAGATGGAAGAGAAAGACGTTGACCCGATCATGGACGACCTGTTCATCTTCGTTCGTCCGGCAGTGTTCTACACCCTGTTGGAAGCCGAGCAAGTCATCAACGGTAACTACGTTACTGCTGCTGGTACTTCGGTTGAAGGTCACATCTTCAAGGCGTGGGGCGTTCCAGTCATCAGCACCAACAACCTGCCAAACTGGGTTGAAGCTGAAGCGACTGCCGGTTCCGTGTCGAACCTGATGGGCCCGGACTACGTCGGCGACTTCACCAAGCTGGTCGCCGTGGCCTTCTCGGCTCGCGCCGTTCTGGCCGGTTCCACCATCGACCTGCAAACCAAGGTCTTCTTCGACGACGTGTCCAAGCACTGGTTCGTTGACGCATGGTTGGCGTTCGCTGCAACCTCCAACCGCGCAGAGTTTGCCGGTGCAATCTACTCCTTCTAAGGCGTAGCCACTCTCCCGCAATGGGTGCCCTAACCGGCATCTGTTGCGGGATTTTTTGCGTTTAGGAGACAGACATGTTTTTAACCGAACTGGATGTCGTCAACAAATGCCTAGCGTCGATGGGCGAAATGCCTGTCAACAGCATAGCAAACAGCACGAACCCGATGGTCACTAACGCCCGCGCCGCATTCAATGATGCGAACACGCAGGAACAGGGACCGGGTTGGTGGTTCAACATCGAAGCCGTTACGCTGCAACCGCAGACGGATGGCCAAGTGTTTGTGCCTGCTGATTGCCTGTCGCTCTGCACGGTCGGGAACTTCAACCCGATGTGGCTCTCTATCCGAGGCCGCAAACTGTACGACAACAACAACTCCGAATACTTCACGACCGGCTCGCCGATCAAGGTGAAGATCATCCGCTTCCTCCCGTTCACCGACCTACCGTACAACATGCAGCGCCTTGTGCGTGCATCAACGGTGGAGAAGTTCCAACTGGACTACGACGGGGACCAGCAAAAACAAACCGCTGCGGCTGAAGAGTACCAAGCCTCTTACGCTCTAGTGATGATGGACCACACCCGTGCAGTTAAAGCCAACGTGCTGAACCAAGGCGAGGTGGGTTCCGTTCGCTACCAGAACCGCATCCCTTACGCTACGAGGCGCTACCGATGACCAAGCAGACCGGGAACTACGAGTCCCTGATTCGCGGTGTATCCGAGCAAGTAGCTCACCAGCGGTATCCCGGTCAGCATTGGGCTCAGGACAACATGGTTTCTGACCCGGTGCGCGGGCTGGTTCGCCGCGCTGGCAGCGTGAAGAAAGACGAGCTGCTGACAACTGCCACGCTGTCGCCTGCAACTGAGGCTGACCTTGAGGACTACCGGGAACACTCCCTGTACCTCGGCAATACCGAATATGGCTTCATGTTCCGGCACGGAGCCAAGCCAGTCGGCAGCACGGCGCCGGGGATCATCGCAGTGGACAAGACTCTGCGCAAGTTCATGCCTGTGCAGATCAGCGGCGGTGACGCCACTATGGCTGCCGTGCTGGACACCGGGATCTCGTCGGTGACATCCGCTGGCCGGTTCATCCTGATGGCTGCAAAGCAGGTGCCAACGACTTACTCTGACGCAACTCCGTGGGAGGCTGACAATCGCGGAGTGGCGGTGGTGAAGGGTGGCAACTACAGCCGCACGTACACCCTGAAGGCCACGCATACGAACGGCAACTCGTACACCGGGATCTACACAACGCCTACCTCGTACTATCCGGGCGTTCTGGACACGAGCGACATCCTGACATCTAACCCAGATTACAACAAGATGGTGAACGACAGGATCTACGCCTACCAGACGGCAGTGAACCAGTGGATCGGTAGCTCTGCCGCAGCAATCGTACCAGCCAGCATTGCAGCGAACCTGCGGAACGCATTGGTTGCAAACGGCTTCCCGTCTAGTGACGCGGCAAACCTCGGCGCAGACGGCACAATCGTCTTCGTTAACATCACGAAGCTGAGCATCACTGACAGCTCGGATGGTAGCCAAGTGGACGCGGTGTTCCGAGAAGTGGACAGCATCAACAACCTGAGCGTCTACCACATCCCCGGCAAGGTCGTCAAGGTGTCGCCACGGTTGACATCTGGCGGGGATCAGAAGTCCTTCTACGTTAAAGCACGGGCAGTGCCCGAGGCCGTTCCGGTAGGTGGTGGATGGACCCGCGTGATTTGGGAAGAGACAGCAGGCACCGTCGTCACGCCGGGATTCGTCACGCTGGTCGGGACAATCGTCTCCGGCACACTGTACATGGCTAGCTCTGCGACCATCTTGCAGAGCATCGCAGGAGTGTCCCCACCGAGCTGGGCTACCAGTAGCTCCGGGGATTACGACAGCCAGCCGTTGCCCAATATGTTCGGGAAGACGATCAACTACCTACGGGTGTTCCAAGATCGCCTGATGGTTGTGGCCGGGTCAACGGTGCTGCTCTCCAGAAGCGGCGACTACTTCAACTTCTTCAAATCGTCAGCGCTTATCACAGCGAACGACGACCCGATTGAAGTGTTCGCACTGGGCTCCGAAGACGACGTTATCACAGACGGCGCGCTGTTGGACCGGGACTTGCTACTGTTCGGCAACGTGTGGCAGTACGCAATCTCTGGCCGGGAAGCAATGCTCCCGCAGAACCCGTACATGGCGATCCAGTCGAGCTACGCAGACAGCAACCGCTGCCCGCCAGTGAGCGCCGGTAACTTGGTGTTCTACACTCAGCCACGCGACCACAAGCTGACATTGCAGCAGATGCAGACAGGAGCTTACGCTGGCACGGTTGCAACCTTTGAGGTCACGCAACAGCTCAGCAAGTACCTGCAAGGCAGCCCGAAAGGTCTGGTCGCAACAACCTCTCCCTCGGCGATCTTCGTGCGGACGGACGGTCTTAAGAATGGCGTGTACGTGTTCAGTTACTTGGACGCACCGGGCCAAACAGAGCGCCTGTTCGATAGCTGGAGCCGCTGGACGTGGGACGAAAACATGGGAGTGCTGGCCGGTATCACCGGTAAAGACGGCGCCATGATGACCGTCACACTGCGGCAGGGAACCGCTGGCACGTACCTCGTGCTGGACGAGTTCTCGCTTAACGCATCACTCAGCACCTTGCCGTACCTCGACAGCATGCGCGTACTGGGCACACCGGGCACACTGACACCAGATCTCTACGGAGACATCTGCGCAGTTGCAATGGACGCTACAGCAGACGAGTTCTTCCTGATCGGGCGCAGTTACGCCATGGTCAACCAGCTAACCGCAGAGTTCCCGGACGACGTGGGGAGTATGCAGCTCGGCTTCAACTACGACAGCGCCGTCGTCCTGACCAACCCGTACATGCGGGACTCGGACGGCAAGGCGATCCTCGACGGGCGCCTGACTCTAGGCACGCTGGTCGTAACGCTGGTTGATAGCGCCGCAGTAAAGGCACGCACTCTGGATCTGGAGACACTGGATCAAACAGAGGTCGAGGTGCTGAACTGGGTAGCGCGACCAGCCGGTGCATGGGTTCTGAACAGACAGCAGATCGAAGAGTCCGCCAACATTACAGTCGGCGTGTACAAGGAGATCCGCAACGTCAAGGTCAAACTCCATAGCCGCTCTTGGCTACCGTTCGGGCTTTCCGCAATCGAGTGGTCAGGGCAATTCTTCACAAGGAGAGCATAATGTTTTGGGTTCTAGCAGCAATGGCCGTAATGGGCGCTGTTAAGGGCCAGAACGAAGCCAAGGCAACGAACATCACCAACAAGGCCAACACGAAGATCGCTAACCTGCAACGGGAAGTGAGCAACGAGAAGGCCGGGGCAACTGCTTCCCTGAACCGGATGACACAGAGTATCAAGAACAACGACATGCTTCGCCAAGGCGGGGAGGTGTCGAATGATATTTCTAAGAAGCAACTGGAACTCGGGGAGCAGATGACCAAGGGAGGTTTCTCCCAACGGTTGAAGGCAGCGCAGGAGGCAGGGGCTTTGGCCGCTGCTTCAGGTGCCGCTGGCGTGGGTGGTGGTTCGGTGCAGATGATGGACAACGTACTGGACCTCAACGCTCAGATCGAGCAGAACGACGCGGAGACGATCTTTAACCGACAGATCTTTCAGTTGGATGAAGACCGCCGCGAAGTGCAATACCAGATGTACAACAGCTTGGACACCAACATCTTCCAAGCCAACGCTCGGTTCGCCGAGATCCAAGGGCCGGCCAAGAAGAACACGAGCATCGGAACCTTCGCAGCGCAGGCAGGTGCAAACCTGCTGGGACAGATGTACAGCTCAGGGACATTCAGCAAGGGCGGCTCGTTAGACCTCAGCGAATCTGCTGGTGGCTTCTCCGGGTTGTTCAAGCGGACGTTCAGCAAGGGCAGTGCAGATAGCGGAGGGACGGGCTCCGGGTTTGAACTCGGCAGCACACTACTTTAAGGAACCACTATGGCACTCGGGTCGAAACAAAGCTACGGAGTCAGCGGCAGTCCAACGCCGCAGTTCCAAGGCGTAGTAGAATCTGAGCCAGTCAACGAAGGGCTCGCCGGTTTCGTAATGAAGCTAGGCGAGCGCTACGCTGGGGCGAAGATCGCAGAGAAACAGCAGGACATGTTCCGACAAGGCATGCAGCGCGTGGCAACAGGCGAGGCATTGTCGGACATCAAGAAAGACGACCCAGCGTTTGCTAACGTGTTCGGGCCGACCGCCACACTGCGCGGTGCTCAGGCTATGGCTAAGGTCAAGGGCGTTGACGATGTCACGACCGAGATCTACAACCAGATGCCAGCACTGGCAAAGATGGACCCGTCAGCAGCCGGTAAGGTGATGATGCAGTCCATGCAGAAGCATCTGACAGGCGACAACGAAGTAGACAACGTCCTTCAGATGAAGATCGTGGAGCAACTCCCGACCTTGATGAAGGCGCAAAGCAAAGCGAACTACGCTTACGTGCAAAGCGAGAGCGCCCGGCAATACTCCGGGATGGTGAACAGCGCAGCCAACACGATCCAAGGCGCGGCGCTCAACCGAGCAAACGGCATCACCAACGACGAAGACTTCACTGCTGCCAAGCAGAACGCTCTCCTAAGCCTTCGCCAGCCGCAGGGAATGGACGACGCAACGTACCGCGAGACAGTGAAGAAGCTGGCCATCAACCAGATGGCGCAGGGCAATCACTGGATCGACCGCTGGATGAATGAGCGCGTTGATGGGCACCCAAGCTTCTACGAGTCAGTGCTCGACACGGACGATCAAACCGCAGTCATCAAGGCTCGGCAGGAAGCAGAATCCACAACCGCCAAGCAGTACGGATTCAATCAGTACGGTGCAGCCATTGCACAGCTTAGCGGGCAATCCGCAGGCATGAGTTCGGCACAGATCCAGACTCAAGTGCTCCGAATCAATGAGCAGTACATGGCCGAGACAGGTTCCCAGTCCGGTATCATCACGCAAAGTGATATGATGTCCATGCAGAAGGGCAGCTACCAGCGGGCATTCCGCTTGCAGGATAAGCGCGCCGAGCAGAACTACGCCAGCCAGCTCCGCACAGCGGAAGACGCGGCAAAGCAGACAGCACAGATCAAGACGGCGATCACGCTGGCGGAATCTGGTGCGGGCAAGTTCGGTATCTCGTCTGGTGTGCCTAAACCTGAATACGATCAGATGGTGTTCGACTCGTGGCAGGTAAAGCAGTCGATGCGAACTCCTGAAGAGGCGTCGTCGTTCATCGTCAAGAACTACACGCACGGCAACGAGTACGTCAACCCGCAACTCAGCAGCATGATGCAGGAACCGTTCCGGCAACTGGAAGGCGGTGGACCAATCGGCGAAGAGTTCGACCGCACACAGCAGATCTACACGCAACTGATCTCTCAACCAGACGGTCAGGCTGCTGCTGATGCGTACCTCGGCACCGAGAACGCAATCCGCATGGAGCAATACAACCGGTTCATCAAATCCGGTTCGTTGAGTCGCATTGAGGCCGCTCAGGCGGTGTTCGGCAAGCCGCTGGTGAAGAACCCCGGCATCACTACTGCCGACAACAAGGACGTGCTGGACAGTGCGCTCAAGAAGCTCAGCCAGCAGGGCGGCGGCGGTTCGTGGTTACGTGGCATCCCTGATATGGACGACGGCAACAAGGCGATCCTTATGGAAGCAGCCGGCCCGGACATGCAGTTGCTTATGGACAACCTGAACTTCACACCAGAGCAGGCTGCAAAGCGTGCTGCCCCGGCTGTTCTGCGCAAGCTTGACATCCTCGGCCCTGCTGTAATCCGCAAAGCGCCCGGTCAGGATTCACTGGCTCAGGCAATCGGTGGTACACAGGAGGATGCCGGTCGTGCGTTCTTCGAGACTGCGGCAACGGAAGCCCGCAAGCAGGGCGTAAACGTGGCGCTCGGTGGCTGGTTCGAATCTGCACTCGGTCGCCGCACTGCCGAGGCTGAGTACGAGGTTGATCCAAACCAACGTGGTGCAATGGGTGGGCAGAAGCTACGCAAACGGGAAGGTGCAGGTTCGGAAGCATCGACTTTCAGCGGCAAGTTCTCCCCGTGGCAGGCTATGACCACACACGGAAAGCTGCAAGTAAACCGGTTGAAAGACCAAACCATCGACGGCGAAACCGTTCAGATCTACCACACAACTGTCGTCACTCCGAGTGGCGAGTCAGCATCGTTTACCTTCGATAGTCGTCAAGTGCGTAAGCAATTTGAGACTGTGCGTGTGAAGGGAGCTAAATAACCCAGAGGATTAAGCATGTCCGACGTTAAAGATTACATGAGTCAAGGCAACACAACCCGCGTCGGACCTGCCCCGTCCGCTGGCACTGACAGCACCCGCGACCAAGCCCGCGAACAGGACTACGGGGACTTCTCCAACGTGGTTCCAGACGCCAGCATGGGTCGACGGGCGCAGCAGGAGAAGCTGTCAAAGGTAGAGAAGTTCAGTCAGTACACAAACGAGTCGAGGGCGGCAATCGTCGCTCATGCGAACGGTGAGAACAACCAGCAAGTGGATGCCGCGATCAGCGATGCGTCCAATGCTTACTTGGCCAAGCCCCGCCACGAGCGGGATGTGCCAACGATCACCGGCGACGAGGTGGTAGAAGACACCACGCTGGCTGACATGAAGAAACTCGCCGACGAGAACACCAAGGCTCTGGCGTACCAGAAGTCTGTGGACGTTCCCGACATGACTGCTGCGGCTTACCGGGAAATGACCGGCACAAGCGCAGTGCTTACCAGCATTATGGAGCACGCTGATGGAACACGTACCTTCACAGACGACCCGCTGTTCGATCCAATGTCGGATCGTAAGGTGTGGGGACAAAACATGCCCGCCGTCGATCAGGAATGGGTCGCGGATAGCAGCTCGGCAAAAGAGCGTGAGTGGAAACTCGGGAGACTCAACGAACGTCAAGAGAACTTCCGTACCATCGGGGCTCACGGCGCTGGTGCAGCGACCTTCGTTAGCCTTGGTGCTGGTATTCTGGACCCCGTCGGCTGGGTTGCTGGGCTGGGCGTTGGGAAAGTGGCTCAGCTCGCTAACGTAGGCGCCAAGACCTACACAATGACTCGCGGTATCACAGAGGGCATCATCGGCAACACGCTGATTGAGGCCACAATGCAAGCCTCTGGCGACCACGTAACCGCTGCGGACTACGTCTATGCAGCAGCGTTCGGTGCGATCTTCGGTGCAGGCGGTGCAGCTATCGCCAACCGTGTCCGCACAGTCCACCCGGACAACGAATCCCGCCCGGATGTCCACCGAGAGGCAGATGACGCCGCTCAGGCATCCGACCTGCAAGCACAAGACATCCAGAACAACACCACAGAGTTCATGCACGGGCTGTGGCTGGAAGCGCAAACCCGCGCAGGGCCGAACGCCACACCGGATCAGATCGCTCAGGTAGCCACCAACATCCAGTACGAGCGTGCGAACGCATTCCGTGAGGCTGCTCACCGCCCAATGGCGGACAACGAGCGACTGATGCCTGACATTGACGAGCTGCCGGGCCAGACGCCGTCCACAGCGGCTGCTGCGGTCCCGTCCAGCATGGATGGTAGCCTGACTGCCAATCTAGAGTCCCAGTTCTCCCCGCTGGCAGACCGTATGGCAGTAGGCGAGCGCTACGGCGTAACCGCAGACACCGTGCCGGACAACGCACAGCGCCTGATCGACACCGAAATGCTGCTCCGCATTGACCAGCAGGCACCAACCTTCGACGAGGCACGCCTGCACACGCTGTCGAAGCTCATGCCGAACGCCCTGCAAAGCACCGCCATGATCCTTGCGCGGTCTAAGCACCCCGGTATGCGCTGGATAGCCGGGCACCTGCTGGAGCAGCCTACACAGGCCGCAGGCCCACGCAGCACAGCGGCAGTAGAGCATGCGATCCGGGAACGTGAGTACAACGCACCGATAACCCAGTACCAAGATCTATACGTGGCGTGGAGGAACCAGAACGGCGGTAGCACGCTGAAGGACATCTTCACCAAGGCTCAGCACTGGACTGAGTTCAACAGGGCAGTAAGTGACGCACGGAGAGCCCGAGCAATGGGCATGCGCAACGTGGAGCACCCTACCATCCGCGAGGCTGCGGACATCATGGACGGGGCGTATGACCGCCTACGTAACGATCAGCGTACCAGCAAGACCTTGGGCAGTGAGAACCTGCCCGACAGCAGCATAGGGTACTTCACCCGTGCCATTGACGCACGCTGGCTGCTGGCCAACCCAACCAAGCGGGAGCCTATCCGCGCCGAGATCGAACGCCAGCTTTATGATAGCTGGAGAGAGTTCAGCAACGGTAATAAGTTCGCCAAGGAGACAGCATCACGGTACATCGACCGGGCAATCCGGGAGGCGCACGGCGGCGGCATGGTCCCAACCAACATCCACGATCCGCATGCAGCCGCTGGCCTGCGTGATGCGCTAGCACAGGGCACGAACCTGTCGCCGGAGGACATCACCAAGTACATCGACCGCATCAGCCGAGGCGGTGCCAAGCACACCAAGAGCCGACTGGACCTCGATACCACTGGTACACTGAAGGACAGCAACGGTGCGGACTTCAACCTTGCAGACGCCTTCGTCAACGATCAGGTTGCCCTGTACCGCTCCCAAGCCCGCCGAGTAAACGGGGAAGTCACTCTGACGAGACGCGGTATCCAAGGCCGCAAGGGCTTTGCACAGCTACGTGACCTAATTACACTGCGCTCCGAGGCAGGTAAAGAGGCGTCGGCATCCGAACTGCGCGCACTGGATCAGGTAATCGCGGAGTTCACCGGGCAGTCGTTCGGTAGCAGCAATCGGGCACTTGACAACGTCCGTGTCCTGACCACCGTGTCCAAGCTGGGTCAGATGGTAGTACCGCAACTTGCGGAGACAGCCAACTTGGCGACCACCCTCGGCGTGCAAAGTGCCCTGCGGTTCAGCAAGGAGCTTCCGCGACTGATCTCCGAGGTCCGCAAGGGCAAGAAGAACCCTATTCTGGACTCTCTGGAGATTCCGGGAGGGCGTATCGGGGAAGAGCACTCGGCAATCATGCCGTGGCAGGACTTGGACAACATCGAACTGGCTGGCCGGGATGCCCCGGACATGCTCAGCCGCGCTCTGCGGGCCGGTTCGAACGCTCAGGCACTGGCAACAGGCTTCCGCTACCTGCACGCTGCACAGGTTCGCGGTGCATCGGAGCAGATTCTGCACAAGACACTGCGCTTTGTGCGTACCGGCGAGAACTCCGCAGCACTCCGCAGCATGGGGTTCAACGAAGAGTTGTCCGCAGCGCTCAAGGCTGACCTGAAGAACTTCGCCAAATTCGACGCAGACGGCAATCTGGTGGCGCTGGACATCAAGCAGGCCACTGACCCGCAGGCAATGCTCGCTCTACAGCAGTTGACAGAGCGCGGTGCCAAGCAGATCATTCAAGGAACATTCATCGGGGAGCGCGGGGCGTATGTCCATGACAGCTTCCTGAAGATCCTGACGCAGTTCCGTAGCTTCAGCATCGTATCCATGGACAAGCAGCTCTCCCGAGTCCGCGCTGACCAAGGTACAGCTAAGGCGATGGGCCTGTTGCTTGGTCAAATGTCGTTCGCAGTCCCTATCCACCTTGCCCGTGTGCAGCTCAACGCCAGCACCATGGAGGCAAAACGCCGTGAAGAGTACCTTAAGACCCAGCTTGCACCAGACATGCTCGCCAGATCGACACTCAACTATTCCTCGTTGGGAGGTCTTGCTGGTGACATTGTGGACGCTGGTGCTGCTTTGGGCGGTCTGGAAATGTCTGGAGTTCGCTCTGGTCAAAGCAGCTTCTCTGGTAATATCCCAGCCATTGGCTATGCTGATGGGCTTGTTCGGGGCATTACCAACAAGGATTTTAGCGCCCTTGTGAAGTCACTACCCGGTGGCAACACCGTGTACCTAACACCTCTCGCCAACGGGCTGCATAGCCTACAACACTGATGCCAGTGGCCGTCGTAATTGACGGCCTCTAGGTAAGAAATTCACTAAGGAGACATCCGTGTCCGACTTCTTGGCTACAAACGAATTCCCCGGCACGGGTGCTGCCATGCAGGTTGACATCAACTTTGCAGGCGTCCGTCTGGATGACCCGCTCCACCCGCCTCCGTACTTTGAGGTCGATGACGTTAAGGCTGTCATCATCACACCGGCAACACCGCTCACCGTAGAGGTGCAGACCCCGGTTGCGCTGGCCAAGATCAATGACCTGACGTTCACCACTGCACCGACCGTTGTGCCGCTGGGCCAGATCCTCCGTGTGTACCGCGACACCGACATCGAATTCCCGATTGTGGACTTCGTCAGCTTGCAAGTCGTGACGGAATCCGACCTCGACAACCAAGCGAAGCAGACGCTGTACGCTGTGATGGAAGCCCGCGACAACGCGGCAATCGCCATCGACCGCGCAGAATCCTCAGGCGCTGTG